CAACTGGCTTCTACCATTTTTACAGGTATCGGACTTCCGGCTATTGAAATCAAAGAAGATTATGTGGTAGACCAAACAGGTAAGAATATCCCCATTTATGCAGATGGTCGTATTTCCCTGCTTCCGCAGGATAAAATCGGTTATATGCGCTTCCACACTCCTTATGAAGCTGTGGATGGTGTACCGGGACGTAATTACACTCAGGCAGATGGCGATATGCTGATTTCAGGTTACAAGGACGGCAATGGTCGCTATCTGGAATACACAGCCGAATGGATTCCGCAGATTGCGAACCCGAACCTGATTGTGAACTTCGATTTGAGTGAGATGAACGCATGACAGTAAACGATTATATATTACAGAAGTTTCAGACCTTCGGCGTTAACTTGTCGGAGGCTGACCTTTTCGATATATGTCTGAACGCAAAGATAAGCGGAGGGGGGGAGATGAACGAGGATTGCCAAACACGGGTGTCGGTGGCAATTGCGAAGTTCATCCCCTCTCTATTGCTTCGTGCCACTTCCATCAGCGAAAGCGGTTTTTCTATGTCTTGGAACATTCAAGGCATTAAGGATTACTATTCATTTCTGTGTAAACAGTACGGTTTGAAAGACGAACTGGGTAACAAACCTAAAGTGACTTTCTTATGATATTCGCTCCACACATATTGCAGGTAAAAGTTATCACCCCGATGGATAAGGATGAGTTTGGCAGACCTATTCCCGGTACCAGTGGTGAATACTGGCAGGAGGTATGTAAGTGCCGTTGTGATGACAACACGACCAAGGAGTTTAAGTCAGAAAACGGCTCAGTATATCGCCCTAACTATCATGTAGTATGTGAGAAAAGAATTACTGTCAAGGCTGGCGATGAAGTACGTTGCATGGATGGTGATGGCGTAAGAGGTCAAGGCGAAGTCTACACGGTAAAGAGTACAAACTACTTTAACTACTCGGAATTATGGATGTAGATTTCGATTTCTCAGATGTCGACTCCTTTTTCGATGAAGGAGAATGGGAGGTCGAAAAGAAGATGATTGATGTAGGCGATGAAGCCGTGAAGTACGCGGAGGAACATGGCGATTATCAAGACCACACACTCACTTTGAGAACGTCCAATGATTACGATGTCGATAAAGACGGTTTGACACTGAAAAACGAAGCGGAATACGCATCATTCGTAGAATCTAAAGGGTATGATGTTTTAAGTGGTGCCGCTCTTCATGCGGAGAAACGATTAAAAGAAGAATTTGAAAAATGAAAAAGTACATTGGAACAAAACAGATTGAAGCTGAACCTATGAAAATGGGCGAAGCTGACGAAAAATGCTTGATTGCAGTAGGTGGAAAGCTAACAAAAGAAGAACGGTCTATAAATGGCTATCATGTGAAGTATGATAATGATATAGAATCATGGCTTCCTAAAGATGAGTTTGAGGAAACATATAAGTGCGCTGATACTTTCCTTGACCGTTTGCTTATTGAGCAGCAGGATTTAGCCGAAAAGTTTAGTAAGCTGTGTGCTTTTGTAGATACTCCCAAGTTTGAAGAAGTTGTAAAAAATGAACACCAACGTGATTTGCTTCTGCAACAGCGTGATTATATGGGCGAGTATTTGAACATTCTCAATCAACGTATCAAAGCATTGGGATGATAGTAACTACCGACATAGGAAACATTCTCTACCGGGATTGCAAGGCTTTCGGAATAAGCATAGTACCCAACGGGGAAACGCTGACGGGTGAATTGACCTCTGAAAGAATCGTTATCCACACGAAGAAACAACAGCCGGGAAAGTATTGGAAGAAATCTTTCGCAGAAGTGAATCTATGTGTACCCAATTTAAGCGAGAATGAAGCGAACACAATCCGGCTTAACGAACTTGAAAGAAAGGCTGGCAAGCTGCTTGATGATGTAGTAAGTACCTATGACGGTACAACCTATCGTTACTCTATCGAATCAATTGGCACGGAAGCGGATACAGCTTTGAAATGCCATTACGTGAATGTGAGAATTTTATTTAAAGTAATAAATGTAAAATTATAGGATTATGATTTCAGCAGTAGGAATAAAAAGAATCTTGTTTGCCGATATTGATAAGGTAACGGCAGACATTACCCCCGAAATCGCAAAGACTTTGATTCAAGCCGCTATCAAAGCGAAAGATGAGGTTTTGAATGTACACGGGGAAACGTGGCAGATTGAGGAAACGGAAGCCTCCGTCACTGGGTACAAGAACCAATTAACGGGAAAGAATTACCGTTTCGATGATGTGCCGGGAGAAGTATCACCCACTTTCTCTATCGGACAATATGACTGGAAGACAAAGAAAGCGTTCATGGGGGGCGATGTTATTCAGGCAACATCTAAAGATGTGGGTTGGAAGCGTGCTTTAGACAAAGTTATTATCAACAAAGCATTGTTCTGTCTGACCGATGATGATGTCTGGTTCATCTTCCCAAAATGCCGTATTGTTTCCCGTGAAGCCAATACGGATAAGGCAATTGCAATCGCTGTAAAAGGCTTGGTGCAGGAACCGGGAATTGAAGGTGTTTCTTCTGAGTATAACTACGAAGAGGGGCAGATTAAAGCTTTGCAGGCATGAACTACAGTAACCATTGTACCCACTCCTTCCGATGCGACCGTAAAGCTGGACGGTGTAACGGTCAAGTCAAAGCAGGTGAATGCTGGGGCTACCGTTCACTATGAAGTGTCGAAAGTGGGGTACGTCACTCAGTCAGGAGATATTAAAACCACTCCTTCTGAAGTTGATACCACTCTTAAAAAAGAGATAACATTGGTAAAAGTACAAGAGTGATAACCGGGGGAATGGATATGCGCCATTCCCTCTTTTAGTTTAAGAATATGAATCAAGCAGCAAAAACGGTTTCTGACGCCTTGTTAGGGCTGGATTTTAAAAATGTAGAGATAGGTGGAATCGTTTATACCATCAAACCGCCTACAATTAAAGTTATCTGTCGTGCCATTCATCATTTTTCCAATATCGCCCTGCGAGGAGATAATATCATGGAGGCTATTAAAGAGCTTACTGAAGCTACTGAAGATATGCTGAAAGGTATTTCATGCTTCATCTGCGGGAATGATAGTTTGGTCAAAGAATTGGAGAACGGCACTTTTGAAGAAGTCAAAGATGCCTTGGAAGTCTGTTTCTCTATGATGGATATTTCGGCTTTTCAGTGTGTCAGCTCGATGAGGAACGTGTCGATGCTGGCAGCAAAACCGAAACAGTAGGAAACACAACGTTCTTCGGGCAGATAGCCCATTTGATTGACACGTTGCATCTGAGTTATACAGAAGTGTTTGAGATTATCCCTTATCGGAATCTGCTGATGATGCAACGGGATAAATTACACGCAGTATATGGTGGTCAGAAAGTGAATAGAATCAGTGGTAAGGAATTGGCTAATCGTAGGAAAAAGAAATAGATATGGCGAAATTATATTTTAAGGTAGGTAGTGACTGGGAAGAAGTTGTAAGACTTCGTAATGAAATTGCAAAATTAAAGCAGGAGTTAATGAGCATGGATGGCACGCAGTCTCCTGCTGCTTTCAAGGCTTTGAATGCCCAACTTGCTGCATCCAACCAAAGATTGGATGAGTTGGTGACTAATGCAGCCAAAGCTGGAGCAGAGATGGATACGGGATTCAAAAGGAAAATCTTCGATGCTTCTCAGGTCGTGAATGGATTCACAGAGAAGATTCTTGCTCAAAAAGCGGTAGTTAAGGATATTGAAGCGGATGTAAAACGACTTGGGGATGCTTATCGTATAGCATTGAAAAGGAATCCGTTATCAGCAAATAGCAAGTTAGAAGAATACAATGCTGCCCGCAAAGCTCTTGATGAAGAAAAGGCGGCTTTATTTGGATTAACCCAACAACAAGCCGAAGCGCGTCTTTCCGTAAAAAAACTCCGTGATGAATATACACTTTATAAGAATGATGGGAGACAAGTAGTAGAAACTAACGAAGGTATCGCTATATCTTGGAAAAAAGCATTGGCGGTTATTGGTGGTGCTGGAGTATTAAAGGCATTAGGTTCTGAAATGATTCGTGTTCGTGGAGAATTTCAATCCATGCAGACCGCTATTGAGACTATGGTTGGAAAGGATATGGCAGGGCAACTGATTCCGCAAATCAAGGAGCTGGCTAAGATTTCTCCACTTACTATGTCAGATATGGTTGGAGCAGAAAAGATGATGCTTGGATTTAACATACAAGCAGAAGACACTATCAAATACTTGAAAGCCATTAGTGATATTTCTATGGGGGAATCCAGTAAGTTCAATTCGCTGACTTTGGCATTTTCACAGATGTCAGCAGCGGGTAAACTTATGGGGCAGGATTTGAATCAAATGATAAACGCTGGATTCAACCCGTTACAGATTATCTCCGAAAAGACCGGAAAATCTATCGCAACTTTGAAAGATGAAATGTCCAAAGGTGCTGTTTCCGCTGAAATGGTTCAACAGGCATTCATTGATGCAACTTCCGCAGGTGGTAAGTTCTATAATATGTCTGAGAATGCTTCAAAGACTATCAATGGTCAGTTGTCTATGATGCAGGATGCTTTGGATTCCGTGTTTAACGAATTGGGAACAAAGTCGGAAAGTGTTATCATGGACGGTATTCAAATGACAACTTCGTTGATTCAGAATTATGAAACAGTAGGTAGGATCTTGGCTGGATTAGTGGTTACTTATGGTACATACCGGACCGCAGTGATGCTTGTTACTGCTGCCGAAAGTAAACATACTCTTGTGGAGATTGGACTTACCAATGCCCGTTTATTGGCACGAAAGGCGCAGTTAGCTTTAAACGCTGCAATGCTTACCAATCCTTATGTAGCTTTAACTGTCGTTATCGGTGGGCTTGCTACTGCAATGTGGGCAATGTCTGATAGTGCAACTGCTGCGGCCCGT